TACAGTACAAGATCCTACACAAGATCTTGTAATTCTTGGTAACAACGTAACTTACGCTAAACGCGGAGACAAGTACCAGTCTTATGGTATGACCGTAGAAGATTTTGCTGCATCTATAGTACCTGCTCCGGGTACTCAAATGAACTATGTAACGGGTATATTAGATCCAGAAGCAGAAAGTGATTTTATACAGTTACCTGATACTATTACAAGCGGTCCACTATTATACAATACTTACAAATTAGGTGGTATTGTAAACTTTAATGGGATAGGTCAATCGTCTTATTCATACCTAATTGGTGTAATATCAGGAGATACTAGACTTAGATTAATTAATGATGCTAGTGTGATTGGCGCTCTTGGCGTAACTACATATAATGGAGTATCTGGTAAGTTTACAGTAAACGCTTTAGTAAAAAACGCAAGTACAGGAGCAGCTATACCACTTACATTTGCAACGATTGTACTGGATAATACAATAGCAGGTCTTGATGACTACTTTGTATCTATTGTAGCAACTGCTGGAGCATCTTGGGTAGGTACAGCATACATAGATATTGAGTTTATGTCTGACCAAACACTAGTTTACTTTAACTAATAAAACTTAAACATATGTCATTAAGAAAAGGATCATTAGAAGAATATTATAACAGTGTACCTGGTTCTAAATCAGCAGGATGTAAAGCTCCTATAGGAGGCCGTCCAATAACATGTTATCAGGATAAGGTAGAGCCTAATACACGTGAAAAGTTAGCACTTTATGCAAATCCTCAAGATGCTCCAAAGAGAGCTTAAAAAATTATAAAACTATGTCACTAGGAAACGGAAACCCAAAAGAAGGAGATAAAGGCTCTAACTTTAACTACGAGTTAAAAGTATTACAAGGACTTCAATGTACTTGTGATCAACTTAAAATTATTGATGCTAATACCGATGATGTAGAATTTATACTTTCATCAATACTTACTACACTTCAAGCTAGTACAGAGTATGAAGCTAAATTTACAGTAGATACTTGTAATGGTGATACAGTATATTTAGAGGTACGGGTATGGAATCCTGATACATCTACCTGGGGTCCGATTACATACTATCTACCAGGTAGTACAACACCTGTAGTTCCTCCAGGGGCAGCTACTCCAGGATGTTTAGTATATGCAGATCCTTCTGCTGTATTAGCACTTATATTAGGGGCTATTGAAGCTGGTAATGAGACTCTTACTAAGATTGAAACTAGTGTTCAACTTATAGATAATTGCGTAGGAACAGATGGGGTTACAGCACCTCCAAATTCTTTTCTTGTAGCAGGTGTTACAGCTGGTGGAATTCAGCAAACTATTGAGGTAAATGCAAGTGGACACGTTAATATTTCAGATGGTGGAGGTTCTATTACTGTAGATGGTACTGTGAATATCGGAGCATTACCTAATGAAGGTCAACAGACAATGGCTAACTCTATATCAGTTGCTATTGCTAGTGATCAAGCAGGTGTTCAAAGAACTCCTACTTTCCTAAGACCTGCAGGTACATCAGGTACTATACCCGCAGGTAGATACTCTATGTCATTTGCTAATGTAGGAACTATCAATGCAACTGTTGGTGGTGTTACACTAAAACCTGGTGAAACAATGAACTTTGATGCCGGAGCTATTAATAATACACTAGGTTCTGTAGCTTACAATGCTACAGGAGCAGGTGGAGAGTTATTAATTATTTCACTAGTGTAACTATATTTACAATCTATAACCAAGCATAATTATGAGTACGCAAATACAAATACCATCTATTAATCAGTTACCTATAGCTGCCGTATCTGATACAACGTTTACAACTTTAACAGGAACATTAACTCAAACTATTGTAAAGATTTTAACTATACCTGCTAATACGTTAACGATTGGTAATTATTGGAATGTAGGAAATAAAGATTTTGGAAGTGTAGAAGCAGCTATAAACTATGCGGGAACAGGTGCTACAAGCATGCTGGTTTATATGAACAATACTACTAATTTATCAGGTAGTCCTATTCAATTAGGTGGTGGACTAAGTGCCGGAGCTTCAACTGGTACCGCAGCTTATGCCTTTGGTATTAATTCTACATCAGGGGGTGCGGCTAATGCTATGACTCGTATTACAAGTAATACTAATGTGCAAAATACTTCAACAGCAACATTACCTGGGGGATATACGAACTCGACTATTTTTGATATTACACAACCGATATATATTATTTTTGCTGTAACTTTAAATAATGTAGGAACAACACTTTCTATGGGACCAGCAATTATTAACCCTCTAAAGAAATTATAATGGGATCAGCAGAAGCGTGGGTATTTACCACTAAAGATGTTATCTGGATAGTGATGACAATAGGTGCAGGTTTATCAGCATATTATGCTCTTAAGCAGGAACTAGGGAAGTTGAAAGGGAAGGTGGATAAACTCGCAAGTGACATGGACTCCCTAGAAACAGATCTTATGGCTAAAGAGACAAGCATCTATAATAGAATGGAAATACTTAAAGAAGATCAGAAAGCTGCTCACGAGAAGCTTGATCTAAAGATGGATAACCTTACTACGCACATGACTCAGTTGAGTACTAACATTGCTGAGTTAACAGGATATATAAAGGCTAAGAGAGAAGAAGACGGTAAACGAGCTTAACTCTTAAGTATTAGGTACCCGTCTAGCATACCGTAAGATCTGCTAGCGGGTCTTTTTTTTTGTTTAAATGTTGTAAGTTTAAACTTTTCACCTATATTTGTTTAAATCTAAATATTTAAAATTATGGAAAACCAACAAACAATTACTCCTGAAATGATTGAGGAGAGAAAAGCTGAGATGATTAAATACTTTGATTCTCAGATGGAATTACTTGAAGCTCAAAAGCGTTATGAGACTGCTATTACTGAGTTAGAAGAACTTAGAGCTAGACGCTTGTATGCTGCTATGAAGATAGCTCAAATTGAAGCAGGTCCTGATTCACATGCAGCAGAATCTAAAGAGCAGCCTATTCCTCAACAAGGCCGTAAACTAAAAGCTGAGAAATAAGTCATGGCTATAGTAAATCAAGTACAAAAAAAAGTGAGGATGGACTTATGGGAGATTGTAAAACTCCAATTCATCACTCATTGCTTTATAAAGAACATTAAAGTTTCTGATCTGGACTTGAGCTGCTTATCTATGCTTGCTATTTCTGGTGAAACAGAACTTACTGATTTTTGTAATACGGCTGCTGACAATAACATATTTGGTTGTAGTCAGTCAGTTAGAAATGCTGTTGCAAAGGCTGAGCGCAAAGGACTTATTGATTTTGTAAAGGTTGGAAAAAACCGTAAAAAAATCAAAATCTCTAAGGAAATTGTTGTGCAAACTACAGGTAATATTTTATTGGACTATAAATTTATAAGATTTGAACCCCAAGAAAGCAAAGGATCTGAGTAGCGCTACAGCTAAAGCTCTTAAAAAAAGCCCTGATCTTGTAAAGGATGTTGTAGATTTCTACTGGGTACATGTAAGAAAAACCCTAGGAGAAATTGAGCATCCCTTTATAAGGTTACCAAATCTCGGTACATTTACCCTTAGATATAACATCCTTAATAAGAAGATTGAGTCTGCTAAAAAGGAAGTAGCACAAGATCCCCCTAAAAGCTTTGTTAAATATAACATCTATAATAGCTATGTAGAAAAGCTAAAGAGATACAACAGAGCTAAAGGAATTATGGATGAGTATATAGAAAAGAAAAACCAACATAAAAATGATAAGCAAACTCAAAAAAATCTGGAAGACTAAATGGCTCATCTTAGAGGGAGTTTTTAATTACTATTTTACTCGCAAGAAGATTGAGAGAATTGCAAGCTACAGAAATGATATATGTAGTACATGCCCTCTTATTGATTTAAAGGGAGATAAGTGTGAGATGCCCGGTACCCAACCTTGTTGTAGTGATTGTGGGTGTTCCCTTAAATTTAAAACTCGCAGTATGTCCTCAGCATGTCCAAAAGGAAGATGGTTTGCTGTAATGACAGAAGAAGAAGAAGATGATCTAAATGCTAAACTAGAAAATCATGGCGATAGTATTTAAACCCGAGACCCACAGTTACACAAGCATTGATTCTAGTGATAATATTACATGGACAAGTGTAACTAGTATTATATCTAAGTTTAAAAAACCATTTGATGCTGATGGTATTGCTCTAAAATCTTCTAAGAACAAGAAGAGCAAATGGTATAACATGTCACCCGATGACATTAAAGAAGCTTGGAAAAATGAGTCTCAAAAAGCTATGAATCTTGGTACATGGTATCACAACCAAAGAGAGCGTGATCTTTTAGCATGTGAGACTATTAGCCGAGAAGATATAATTATACCTATAATTAAACCTATTGAAATTGATGGAATTAAAAAGGCACCAGATCAAAAACTTACAAATGGCATATATCCAGAACATATGGTGTATCTTAAGAGTGCAAGTATGTGCGGACAGGCAGATAGAGTAGAAGTTGTTAATGACAAGGTAAATATTTATGATTACAAAACTAATAAAGAGATTAAGACTGAGTCTTATGTTAATTGGGAAGGAATTAGTGATAGAATGCTTACTCCACTCAATCATCTGGATGATTGTAATCTTAACCATTATGCATTACAGCTAAGCCTTTATATGTATATGATTATTAAACATAATCCCAAGTTAAAACCGGGCAAGATGATCATTGAGCATATAACATTTGAAGAAGCAGGTAAAGATGCCTATGATAATAGAGTTGTTTTATATGATCAGTTTGGTGAGCCTGTTGTGAGTGGAATAGTTGAATATGAGGTGCCTTACCTCAAAAATGAGGTGATTAGTATTATAAATACAATGAGAAATGCTGGTAAAACTATTTGATATGCAAAATGGAGTGGTAGTTCCTAGTGAACACTGCTACACTATAAGTACTTTAAAGAAAATTATGGATGACTATCCAGAGGATCATTTGAAGATATATCTGTACCTTTTTTATATGAGCTGTCCTAATCCAGATCTAAATCCTTTTTTCAATCTTGCCGAAGATGACAAAGAAGAGATTATATTAGCTGAGATCAAAGCGGAATTTAGTCCTGAGGATGATGGTATTCCAGGTGCTTTACAGCTTTGTAAGAAGCTTTATGAGACACCAACTATGAGAGCTTATAATGGTATTAAACAAATGCTTGATAGGCTAGCTAACTATATGGGTACAACAAGTATTACAGATGGTAGAGATGGTAATCTTACGGCTCTTACAAATACAGCGGCTAAGTTTCAACAAATTAGAGAAGCTTATAAAGGTGCTTATAAAGACCTTCAAGAAGAACAAGCAGGTCGTGCGCGCGGGGGTGCTGGACTTGCTTATGACCAAATGACTTAATATGCTACAACAAACAGATATAGAAATTCCTACATGGGAAAATGGAGAGTGGTCAATGACCCTCTTTGCTACTCATGATGATTTTAGAGATTTTGTTTTTAGCATATTTAAAGAGCCGGGTCAATACCAGTTTGATGAAACAAGTCTTGTATTCAATGCTGAGGCAAGAAACTTTAATGCTAAAGGTTTTTATTGTCAATTTCCTCAGGGTACTAAAGACTACATACAATACTGGAATGATCAAAAAGATAAATGTCGTTTAGGAGCTATATATAAAAATAATGGCAATGCCTGGTATATACCACGTGACTATTATATGTGGTTAAACTTCTTACCTATCTTTAATAAAGAGATTCAAAAATATGGTTTTGCTGATGTCAGAGATGCTCAGTATCATATGGCGTTATATGAGATGCTGGCTGAATTAAACTTTAAACATGCCGCCATATTAAAGAAACGTCAAATTGCATCATCCTATTATCATGCTGGTAAGTTTATAAATCAGATCTGGTTTGAGGAAGGGGTTACTCTTAAAATGGGAGCTAGTCTTAAAGACTATATTAATGAGAAAGGAACTTGGAAATTCTTAAATGAGTATGAGGCTTTTTTAAATCAACACACTGCCTGGTACCGCCCTATGAATCCTAATAAGGTTATGATGTGGCAGCAGAAGATTGAGATAACCACAGGTATTCAGAAACGTAAAACAGAAATAGGTCTTAAAGGTGTACTCCAGGGTATGTCTTTTGAGAAAGATCCTACTAATGGTGTAGGGGGACCGTGCAGGTATTTTTTCCATGAGGAAGCAGGTATTGCTCCTAAAATGGATACAACATTTGAGTACATCCGCCCTGCTATGAAATCAGGATTCATGACTACAGGAATGTTTATTGCTGCAGGTTCTGTAGGAGATTTGTCTCAGTGTGAGCCTTTACGTAAAATGATTATCAGGCCTGATGCTAATGATATATACGCAGTAGAATCAAGATTAATTGATGAGACCGGTGTGCATGGTAGAACAGGTTTGTTTATTCCTGAACAATGGTCAATGCCTCCCTTTATAGATTCCTTTGGTAACTCTAAAGTAGAAGAAGCTCTTGTTGCATTGGATGAACAATTTGCGGCATGGAAAAGAGAATTAGATCCGGCAGAATATCAGCTTCGTATATCACAGCATCCTAGAAATATTAAAGAGGCCTTTGATTTTAGAACAGCATCTGCATTTCCTCAGCATTTGGTTGTTGCTCAAATGAGAAGAATTGAAGAAAAGATTTATCCTTATGAGCACCTTGAGATATATAAAGATGAGAATGGTAAGATAACTGCAAAGGAGACTAACAAATTACCTATCAAGGATTTTCCTATTACAAAAGACACAGAGGATAAAACAGGATGTGTTGTTGTATATGAAAGACCCTGCAAGGATCCTGAATTTGGGATGTATTATGCATCTGTCGATCCCGTGGGAGAAGGTAAAACTACTACATCAGAGTCCTTGTGCGCCATCTATGTGTATAAAACATCTGTAGAAGTAACAAGGAGAGACGGTGATGAAGTAGAAACTGCTATTGAGCAGGATAAACTAGTAGCTGCATGGTGTGGCCGCTTTGATGATATCAATAAAACACATGAGAGATTAGAACTTATTATTGAGTGGTACAATGCCTGGACTATTGTTGAGAATAATATTCCGCAGTTTATCACACATATGATTAACCGTAAGAAGCAAAAGTATTTAGTTCCAAGACAGCAGATTCTATTCTTGAAAGATATAGGAGCTAACGCTAATGTATTCCAGGAATACGGGTGGCGTAATACAGGGACTTTATTTAAAAGTCATATGGTAAGTTATGCTATTGAATTCTTACGTGAGGAGCTACATGAAGAAACAACAGCAGATGGTAAAGTAGTTAAGACTACCTATGGTATAGAGCGTATACCAGACATCATGTTACTTAAAGAAATGCAAGCTTATAGAGAAGGAGTTAACGTAGATAGACTTGTAGCTTTTGCTGCTTTAGTAGCTTTTGCAAAAGTTCAACAAGCAAATAGAGGTTATAAAAAAAGATTTGAAGATAGCGGTAAACCAAAAAGCTTGGATAACAACGATAAATTCAGTAAATTGAATATGAGCCCTTTCCGTCATATTGGTGGGGGTGACAAGAGCTTTAGTGGTATGAAGTTACCAAGAAGTCCATTTAAAAATTTTAGATAAAAGATATGCAGATATTTAATGCAATGCAAGTTAAGGCTGGTGCCAAGGTTGAGTACAACAAAATGGGTACTCTTAATCAGCCTATTCAGTTTTTGCCACGTTCCAAAAAAGATGAAGCTTGGGCTGCATGGAACCTTGACTGGTTGGAATGGGAAGGATTAAAACAAATCCGTCGCAATGCTCGCCGCCTTATGAAGAACTATAAGCTGGCTAAAGGTATCATAGATAAAACTGACTATATCATAGAGCAGGATAATGAGTATGCTGACATGATAGAAGTTCTTACAAAAGAAGATACTTCAGCATTAGAGCTTAAGTTTTATCCTATTATTCCTAGTGTAATTAATACACTTGTTGCTGAATTTTCTAAGAGAAGTACAAAGGTTATATTTAAAGCTGTTGATGATATTTCATATAATGAAGAATTAGAGGCTAAGAGAACTGAAGTAGAGCAGTTATTATTAAAACAAGCAGAGTTGAAGGTTAAAACTAATCTTCAAAATATGGGATATGATATTGATGAAAAACAATATCAAGATGTACTATCGCCAGATAAACTTAAAACATTACCTGAGATACAGAACTTTTTTCAGAAAAGTTATACAGGTATAGTAGAGCAATGGGCTACTCACCAACACTTGAATGATATTGAGAGATTTCACATGGAAGAACTTGAAGAAAGAGCTTTCCGTGATATGCTTATTACTGACCGTGAGTTCTGGCACTTTAAGATGATGGAGGACGACTATAATATTGAGTTATGGAATCCAGTATTAACATTCTACCATAAATCACCAGACACACGTTATATATCAGAGGGAAGTTGGGCTGGTAAGTTTGATATGATGTCTGTTGCTGATGTAGTTGACAAGTATGGGTGGTTGATGAATGAGGATCAGCTTAAATCATTAGAGCTTATATATCCTGTGCGCTCTGCGGGATATCCTATCCAGGGATATCAGAATGATGGTAGTTACTATGATGGTACTAAATCACATGAGTGGAATACAGAAATGCCATCTCTTGGTTACCGTCAATATACATCCATGTGGCAAAACTCTACAGTAGGTGGAGATATTGTTAAATGGATTATGAGTGAGTCAGAGGATTTCTTTGACATGGGATTAACAGATATGCTTCGTGTAACTACAGTATATTGGAAATCACAGCGTCGTGTAGGACACTTAACTAAGATTGATGATCTTGGTAATGCATCCCATGAAGTTATTACAGAGGACTATCAGGTTGTAGACAAACCTATTTATGATACTAACCTTATTAAAAACAAGACCAAAAATAATCTAATGTTTGGTGAACATATAGATTGGATCTGGATCAATGAGGTTTGGGGTGGAGTTAAGATTGGCCCTCACGCGCCATCTTTCTGGGGAACTAAATCTCCCGGAGGTATTAATCCTATATATTTAGGTGTAAACCAAAATGCAATCAAGCCCATAAAGTTTCAATTTAAAGGAGACAACTCTTTGTATGGTTGTAAACTTCCTATTGAGGGCTCCGTATTCTCTGACCGTAATACAAGATCTACTTCCCTAATTGATTTAATGAAGCCATTTCAGATTGGCTACAACATTGTAAATAACCAGATTGCAGATATATTAATAGATGAACTGGGAACAGTTATCTTATTGGATCAGAATGCTTTACCTAAACATTCTCTTGGAGAAGACTGGGGTAAGAATGCTTATGCAAAAGCATATGTTGCAATGAAGAATTTTCAGATCTTACCCTTAGATACATCTATCAGTAATACAGAAAATCCACTTGCCTTCCAGCACTATCAGAAACTTGACCTTGAGCAAACTAACCGATTAATGTCTCGTATTCAGTTGGCTAATTACTTTAAGATGCAAGCTTTTGAGACAATAGGTATTACTCCGCAACGGATGGGACAACAGTTATCACAAGAAACTGCAACAGGTGTTGAACAAGCTGTAAACTCATCTTATGCTCAAACTGAAATATATTTTATACAGCACTGTGATTATTTAATGCCACGTGTACACTCTATGCGTACAGATTTATCCCAGTATTATCACAGTACCAAACCCTCGGTACGCTTACAATATATAACAACAGCTGAAGAAAAAGCTAACTTTGAGATTAACGGTACTGATCTAATGCTCAGAGACTTTAATGTATATTGCACAACGCGCTCTAACCAAAGAGCATTACTAGATCAGCTTAAACAATTAGCTATTCAGAATAATACAACTAATGCGTCAATCTATGATCTTGGTAATATTATGAAGTCTGAGTCTATTGCCGAAGTTACTAATGTACTTAAAGCTACTGAGATTAAATCTGAGCAAAAGCGTAAAGAAGAAATGCAACAGCAACAACAAATGCAAGATCAAGCTATCAAAGCTAAGCAAGATGAAGCTAAGCAGAAGATGGAATTTGAGTCTGCTGAGAATGAGAAAAATCGTCAAGCTGATATTCTACAAGCTCAGATCAAATCTGCAGGCTTTGGCTCAATGAAAGACATCAATGAGAACAAGCAAAGTGACTATGTTGATGCTATGGACAAACTTCAGAATACTGAGTTGTATAGACAAAACACTCAGATTCAACAAGATAAGGAAGTTTCAAGAGCTTCACAGGCATCTACTAAACTAGACCTTGAAAAAGAGAAACTTGCTACTCAAAAAGATATTGCGATGACCAAGCTGCAAATTGCTAGAGAGAACAAAAATAGATTTGATGCTGGAGCAGAAGAGTAGCCATTAGCTATATGATCAACTTTAATTTTTGAGATTTTAAAATCTTAAAAGTTTAAATGAATACTTTTGCCTATATTAATATTATAAACCAACAAACAATGAGCTTAGATAATATAAATACCGATGTTACGGAAGTAGCACAAGTAGAAATGAACCTAGATGAAATTCTAGGAACACCGGGTGCAGAAAGCGTTGTGCTCCCTGAGAAAGAAACAAAGCCTAGTATTTTTAGTCCTAGGAATGAAGATCTTTCTTTTATTGACAATCCTGAGGATGAAGAAGATCCACAGGGACAGAAAGCACCAGAATCTATTGATGATATTCTAAAAGACATTGATCCTGTTATGGCTTCAGATGATGAATCTGAAACTAAAAAATCAGGAGGTCGCCCTAAGCTTGACAAAAGCGGAATGGCTGAGGTAATGAATAAGCTTATTGAGAAGGGACAAATTGTACCTTTTGATGATGATAAGTCTCTTGATGAATATTCAATTAAAGATTTTGAAGAGCTTTTAGAAGCCAACTTCAGTGAAAGAGAAAATAGAATACGTCAGGAAACACCTGTAGAATTCTTTGAAGCTCTTCCAGAGGAACTTCAAGCTGCTGCTAAATATGTAGCAGATGGCGGTGATGACTTAAAAGGATTATTTAAAGTACTTGCTCAAGTTGAGGAAGTAAGAGAATTAAATCCTAAGAAAGCAGATGACCAAGAGCAGATAGTACGTGAGTACTTGAGAGCTACAAACTTTGGTACTACCGCTGATATTGAAGAAGAAATTGAAGACTGGAGAGATCGTGGTGATCTAGAAGCTAAGGCATTAAAGTTCAAACCAAAGTTGGACAAAATGCAAGAATCTGTTGTTGCTCAAAAGCTTGCTCAACAAGAGCAAATAAGATCACAACAACAGGAAGCTGCTAAAGCATATGTACATAATGTGTATACAACTTTACAGCCTGGTGAACTTAATGGAATTAAGTTAGATAAGAAGACACAGGGTATGTTATATGCTGGTCTTGTACAACCTAACTACCCATCTATGTCAGGTAAACCTACAAATATGTTAGGTCACTTGCTAGAGAAGCACCAATATGTAGAACCAAACTACCCATTAATTGCTGAGGCACTTTGGTTATTAGCTGATCCTGTAGGATACAGAAATAAGATAAAGGACAGCGGCAAGAATGAGCAAGTAGAAAAAACGGTGCGTCAGTTGAAAAGTGAAGAAGCTCGTAAAACATCTAGTACTCCGGTAGTAGAAAGAGAGGAGAAAGTTCAACGCCGCATACCTAGAAATGATAACTTTTTTAAACGATAAATTAACTTAACCCTTAAATAAATAAAAAAAACATGGCAACTCCAGTTTTAAACAATGGTATATTTCTGCGGGATACCAGCTACACCGCTAGCTCACACGTAGATTCTTACCACTTGGTTAACATGCTCAAGAACTCTGAACCTATGGATTTAGGACCAGTAGATCTTTGGGCAATGGCGCAAAAGGTAGAAATGCCTTTGTACCAAATGTCTAGCTTTGGTGGAAAGAATGTAATTAATGTTGACAATGCTCGTGGAGAGTACAAGTGGCAAACACCAGTTGTATTAGATCTTCCTTACATTGTTGATGATGTAGAATTAGATGGCGCTACAACAGTAGGTGCTGATGGTACTACATTTAGAATCAAATTGTCACGTCGTGAATTTGGACATGGTGATATCATCACTTATGACAAGTACAACGGTGCTGAGATGTACATTACTGTAGATGACATTGTTCCTCTAGGTGATGGTTTCTTGTACACTGTACAATTGGTAAACAATGATAGCTCTTTCTCGTTATCAACTAACTATCTTGTACCAGGTACTAAAATCTTCCGTAAAGGTTCTGCTCGTGGTGAGTACGGAGAGCGTTTCTCTGACATCACTACTGCTACTGGTTTCCGTGAATTCTACAACTTTGTAGGAGGAACTGAAGCTCACGTACACTATTCTGTATCTTCTCGTGCTGACCTTATGCTTAAGGGTGGTATGAATGCAGATGGTACTGTACCTGTAGTAGAGATCTGGCGTAACTTTGACAAGAACATGGATCCATCTGTAGCTAACCTAGATACTATGGTTTCGCGTATGGGTAAGGATTATGTTAAGCGTGCTATGTCTAACGGATCTTTAAGCCGCACTTTCTTAACTGCAATGGAAGCAGCTCACTTGGCTAAAGTTGCAAATGACATCGAGACTTACTTAATGTGGGGACAAGGTGGTCGTGTGCGTCAAGACGGTCCAGATGACTTGCGTTTATCTGTGGGTCTTTGGAAGCAATTGGACAACTCATTTAAGCGTGTATATAACAAGTCTGGTTTCAACCTTGACTTATTCCGTTCTGAATTGTATAACTTCTACGCTGGTAAGGTTGACTTCCAAGGTCCAGATCCTAAGCGTCAGTTGATTGTACAAACTGGTATGGGTGGTATGCGTATGGTTAATGAGGCAATTAAGCGTGAAGCAATGTCTTCAGGTTTGTTGATCCAAGCTGCTGACATCGGAGCTATTACTGGTCAAGGTATGGACTTGAACTTTGGATTTGCTTACACTTCTTATGTTATCCCATTCTTGGCTAACGTGAAGTTTGTGCTTAACCCAGCGTTTGACAACTTGCATACTAATGACATTGAAAACCCAATCATTGATGGTTTCCCATTGTCTTCTTATAGCTTCATCATCTTTGATATCACAGATAATACTAATGACAACATCTTCTTGTTGAAATTATCTTGGGATAATCAATTAAAGTGGTGGTACCAAAACGGAACTATGGATTACATGGGACGTAGCCAAGGCTTTGCGTCTTCTGGACAATTCAATGGATACCGTGTATACATGACACAAACAATGCCTGCAATCTGGGTTAAAGACCCAACCAAAGTATTGAAAATTGTTATGCGTAACCCAATCACTGGCGGATCATTCTAATCTTAAATAATCTGTAAAAGGGGGAGGCTAAAATCTCCCCCTTTTTACTATCTTTACAAAACCAATAAAAAATAAAACCAACAAACATGTCAACATCATTTACAAAAGTAGAGCGTTACTCAGAGACTAAGCGCTCACCAATAGCAATTAAACCATATTTTGATGACAGAATATCAAATATGGGATTAGAGAAATATGGAATGTCTCTCTATGAGGGAGTAAAACATATTGAACAATTAGCATGTCTAGAATTCAATGGAATTAAAAGATATGTAACAGGGCTTAATGAATTTGCACCAGATGTTAAAAACATTCCTGATCCAGAAGTAAGAGCTGCTGTAATTAAAGAAATTAGAAATGTGGTTGCAGAAATTGAAAGAGAGCTTGCAGCAAATGTTCTTGATGTAGAGGACAAAGACTTTTGGTCAAAAGTTAAATTACTTAGACCTGACAATGATGACTTTTGGTCTAAACTTGAATTAAAGTGTGGTAATGATCCAGTATTTCTTGATCCTAAAGATCCTTATGATCTAGTTAAGATGTATGCAATTAATGCAGGTGGCTTTAGTATCGTTGCAAAAAGCTATGAAGATGCAAGATCAAAAATGCCGGTTCCTAAGTTTTACTTGGATAAGCATGTTGAAACCGTATCTACTAAAACAGAAACTAAGAAGTTACGTAATAAAGCTTTGTCTGAGTTACAAAAACTATTTGATAAGAATACAAACAAACTATGGTATATAGCTAAAGTTGTTGATAGCGCAAGTGCTCAGTACAAGAAGAACACACCAAATGATATTATCTATGACAACATGGATACCTATATTACTGGGGAAGGTTCTGAGAAAAGTGCTAATCGTGCAGCTCAACAGTTTTTAGATGCATGTAACTTTAGCATGGAGACTTTGAAAATTAAGTCTTTGGTTAAAGATGCAACTTACTATAAGTTTATTGTAGCTAAAGCTGATGGATTTATCTACCATAAAGATAAAAATGTGCTACTAGGTCGTAACCAACCAGATGTTGTAGAGTATCTTACTAATCCTTTAAATGAAGAAATTTTGGTAGATTTAACCAAAAAAGTAGAAAAATATTGGAATCAATGATTATCTTTAATATAACAACTTAATATTTATATATCAAAATGAAAACAAAGAATTCAGCATGTGGAGTGTGGGTAAACTTAAACACACCCGTTACAGTAGAGCGTGCACCTAAATCAAGTGGCACGTATGTAGGTTTAAATGCAAAAGCTACTGCACAGAACAGCGCACCTAAAAATGCAAAATCTGGTGGAGTAAATAAACCACAAGCTAAACCTGATAAATACTAATGTAATCTGCAATGAGCAAGATTGTAAATACTGCTGAAAAGAAATCATTAATTGGATATGCAAATTCAAAGCCTACCTTTAAAAGAGGTGGTGCTTTGAGTTCTGTGTATCCCACAAAAATGACTAGCTGTGGCTGCAAAAAGTAAACAAATGCTTAAGCGCAAAGATGGAAGTACATCTCAAAGAGGACTTTGGGATAACATTCGCGCTAATAAAGGCTCAGGCAAAAAGCCTACAGCTGAGATGCTTAAACAGGAGAAAAAGATTAAAGCTAAATCTGTTAAGAAATACGAGGAAGGTGGTATTTTTAAACAAAATGATCCTAAGGCTACCTTTTCTGAAAACGTTAAGAAAAATTTCTTGACTAACAGAAGTGCCAATTTGGAAAATAGAGCAAGAAGGGCATATGAAAATAATAACTTTAACTTGGGGAATAGAATAGCTACTAAGGCCGGTCGTGCAGGAGACAAACTTTCAATATTAAATGCACAAATACAGCATCGTAAAGCGGGGGGAACTATTAAAAAAAAGAAATAATGGCAAAGTCACCAGCATGGCAAAGAAAAGAGGGTAAGGCACCAAGTGGTGGTCTTAATGCTAAAGGACGTGCTTCTTATAACAAAGCCAATCCTGGCAAACCCGGATTGAAGGCACCGCAACCAGAGGGCGGAGCTAGAAAGAAAAGCTTTTGTGCTAGAATGTCTGGTATGAAAAAGAAACTTACAAGCTCTAAGACAGCTAATGATCCTGATAGCAGAATCAATAAGTCACTTAGAAAGTGGAAATGTTAAAATTATAGATGATGAAAAAGAGTAATTCGGCACATCCTGGTTTTAAAGCAGTGCAATCAAATATTGCTGCTAAACAAGGCATTTCTAAAAAAGCTGCTGGAGCTATCTTAGCTGCTAGCACACGCAAGGCTTCTGCTAAAGCAAAAGCTAAAAACCCAAGATTAAAAAGAGTTAAAGGATAATGAACAACTCAACCCTGCAGATTAAAATAAAACAAAGGCTTAACAAGCTTGCTAGTAATGACTATGATAACATAGAGTGCTGGCAGATTGTTGAGGCTTTTAATAAAGCACAGATCCAATGGGTCCGTCGACAACTTGCAGGTATTAATATCCAAAAGCAAGGTGATGAGCAATCAAAAAGGAAAATTGATGATCTTCAACCCCTGCTAACAACAACAGCTCTCTCAACTGTTAACATGCCTGATTATGTAATGTCAGAATCATTACCTCCAGACTACATGGAGTTTAAGAGAATTGATGCTTATGCATCTAGTGACTGTTGCCCTAATCCAAGGCGCATGATTGTTTATTTAGCTGAGGAGGCTAATGCAGCAATTCTGCTACGTGATACCAACAAGAAGCCTAGTTTTGAATGGGCAGAAACATTTTGTACCTTAGCCGGTAACAAGATTAAAGTATATACAGAATCAGATTTTACTATAGATACAGTTAACCTTATCTACTATAGAAATCCAGTTGAGATACAAATTTTAGGCTGTGTTAATCCATACACAGGTTTTGTAGTTACATCAGATGTTCCTTGTGAATTTAAAGATGATGTCGCTGAAACTATTGTTGATGACGCTGTGCAAGTTTTAGCAGGTGATATAGAGTCAATTACTCAATATCAAATTGCTCAAAGCTCTAGTGAAGAAAACTCATAATACATGCAATAATGGCCGAACAACCAAGAAATTTACTAAAGAGAGAAGTCGTAGGTACAACAGCACCACAAGCAACTTTAAAGAAAGCAATACCTACTAAAGGTAAGAACATACTATTGTCAGATGACTGCGTAGAGTATTTAAACTATCGCGTACAACAAGAAGAATACTCAGGTAGAATCTACTTGGCTATGTCTATGTGGTTAGATAATAACGGTTATGTTAATGCTGCTAAAATTTGGCGTAAGTACTCTAATGAGGAAATGGCTCATTCAGATTTAGCAAGAACTTACTTGTTATCTATGGGCGTACAGCCAATGACTCCTAAGTTAGATGCACCAAATCAAACTTTTTCAGGATTGCCTGAAATTATTGAAATGTCTTATGACCATGAAATTACCATAACTAAGCAGATTAAAGATTTAGCAAATGATGCTATGAAGAAAGCAGATCATATGTTATATGAGTTTGCATTAGCGTATCTAAAAGAGCAGGTAGAAGAGCATAACAAGATGCAAAACTGGGTAGACCAGCTCAATGCTTTTGGTACAGACAAGACAGCAATGCGCTTACTTGACCATGAGATGAAAGATTATTTGTAAAAATTTGGAGAATATAAAAGTTCTTCTTATATTGAATATATATTTATAACCCTTAAAAACAAAAAAACATGTCGTATTTTAATCATGCCTTTCAGAAAACCTTTGTAGGATACAATGGTTTTGTTACTGATCCAGGATTATCAACAAGTGACTTAACTCTAGGTCAGTTTACTTTTGTTGATCCAAAAACTTGGACTATCCCTACGGATCTTGATCCATCAACTGCTTTAAAGTGCCCATTGGTACTTGTATCAGGTTCTATTCACCCTAATGACAAAATTGGTCCATTCCACGGTGGATATTCTGAGTCTGTAAAGTCTAAGACTATCAACCCTAAGTATGTATCATCTTTCTACAAAGTAGAATCTTGTCCTTCTCAACAAGCTCAAATTGTAGTAGGTGATACAGACTATGAATTTGGTGGTACTTGCACTAAAGATTTCCTTTGCGGTGAAACTTACAACTTGCGTGTAGACATCAAAGGTTCTCCAGTATTACGTACATTAACTCGTAATAGTTATTATACTGCCGCTGGTTACACTGGATGTTGTCCAGCTGATGCAATTGCTCCAGTAGCTGTAAATCCTTTGATTGTATACGTACAGTGGGCTTACCAATTGTTGAACTCTCCATTGGTTAATCCATTTATTCAAGTTGCGATTACTTATACAACTAACAGTGGTGGGTCTTGGACTGAGCTTGGAGATGGTACATCTTCTACGACAAACTTAGATCTATTATTAGGTTACATTCAGAATCCAGCATCTCTTCCTGTAGTTGACCCTGCTGATGCTACTGACGGTGCTGGTTTGATTATTACAGGAGCTTATGTTGATACACGTTTCCAAGACTGTACTTTCTACCCTAATGATTCTATCATTGCTTTCTTAGAGCCAGTTAAAATCTATGCTTCTGAAGTAGATCTTAATGGAGATCCTTGTGCTTTCACAGGTATCTGTGTTAATGATACTTGTACCCCTCAGCAATTAAAAGGAACAGGAGAGAATGTTATTCGTCAGCTTATCTTAACTGAAGCCTACATGCAACAACCTTTCTATACTGGATCTGACTTGCGTATCCGTGAGATCACTAATGGTACAGACGTGTATGATACAATTAATCGCAATGCTTTCTATACTAGCTATTATATTCAGCACAATGTTCCCCGCTTTAACAACCCAACTGGTGTATTTGATAATGATCAGTACTTGTTGCAAATTGTTGTAACTGAGGATAATGTTGTTGCAGGTATTGATTCAACTGCTGCTTCTACAAGTACTGCTGCTGCAGGTGCTATTCCAGCTTATGGTACAATCACTGTAGCTTCTACAGCAGGTTTGTTACCAGGTATGGTTGTTACTTTAACAGGTGGAACGGGTACTATCGTTGCTAATGCTTACATCTATGAAGTAGTAAGTACTACAGTATTCACAATTACTTTAGGTAGTGCAACAGCACCTATAACTGTAGCATTAGATGCAACAAGTGTATTGTCTGCAACTACTAACTACAACGTAGCATTTGAAGGCTTTGTTGAAGCTTGGTTGAGCAACGCAGGTAGCGGCTGTACTACTTTGACAACATATGCTTGTCCAGAGACTTGCGACCCAATTGATCCTAACGCGGACAACCGATAATCTTAACTAATACTTGTAAAAAGGGAGGGAGCCAAAAAAAACTCCTTCCCTTTTTTATTTTTACACTATATCTTTGTAACTTAGTACTATGGCACAACACGCACTCTCAATAGAAATTCCTGATGTTCTTACTAACTGTATCTTTAGAGTTATAGATACTAGTACTTACAATGATACTGTACCTTTGGATTGTCCAAAGCTTGAAATTACAGCTCCTGGCTTTACTTCAGCTATTGCATTACAACCAGGTACAGACTTCTCAGTTAACTACACAGCTTGTGATCTTGGATTACAACTGACTAATTGTGGTACAACTAGAAATGCTATTCCTGATGGTGTGTACGTTGTTAGATATAGTGTGGCACCTAATGAAACTGTTTATGTAGAGTATAACCACTTACGTATTACTCAGGCATTAAACCAGATAAATGATTTGCTTTGTTGTCTAGATGTTCCTAATTGTGAACCCCTATCACCTCTAGCAAATAAATTAAGAGAAGTACAACTTCTCTGGACCATGTTACAAGCTGCTAAAGCACGTGTAGAGTATTGTCATAACCCTACAGAAGGTATGGCAATGTACACTTATGTGTTAGGTAAACTTACTAAGTTAGCTTGTGGATGTGGGTGTGGAACGTGTAAATAATTTAAAACCAACATATCATGAAATGCGCAAATTGTGGAACAGCCCTGAGTTGTGGCTGCCAAAAGAGAACAACTAAAGACGGTAAACAAATGTGTACACATTGTATACACAAACCAAAACCTGTTGCTAAAACTATTGATACACCTAAATAAATTAAGATATGCCCATTATAGGTAAAACATATTATTGTGGTGATGAGGGAAAACTAAAAGTCTATGATCATGCTACAAGCATATGGACCGATAAATCTATTAGTGGTTCACCTGCATTCTATGATGTAAAAGCTGATCCCACTAATCCTAATGAAATTATATTAGGAGGATTAGGCTATCTGTCTAGGTCAGTTGATAGTGGTACTACTCTTGTAACTTGTACAGGTAACTGGAGCGCATATACACCAACTATTTATCGAATAAGTTATACCAATAATAATAGTATCATCTATACAGCGGGTATGGGCGGTGTAGCAAAATCTACAGATGGTGGTGTATCATTTAATCGCTTAAATAGTTTTACTGCAGTAATTGGCCTTCAATGCCTTGCTATTCATTTTATAAATGATTTAGTTGGTATTGCATCTCAAGAATCTAAATTATATAAGACAATTGATGGTGGTGTGTCATGGTTACCGTTATATACCGGTAATGTTATAGACTCTGCTTTTCCTAATGACTATATAACAAGTCTGCATTTATCAGCAGATGCATCTACTATTATAGTAACTACAAAAAGAAAAATATTTAGATCAACAGATGGTGGATTAGGTTTTACTATGGTCCAGTACTTTGGTACAACCGTTGCTGCTATGGGCAAATCACCTAAGTATACTAATCTAGCTTGGTCAAGTGATAATATTTTAATTGCTTCTGCAGGTAATGGTAATGTATTGTATTCTTACAATGCAGGTGCTAGTTGGATAAATACAGTAGGTATGATACCCCCTACAACAATTGACTCTAAATCAGGATCAACCCTTTTTCAAGGATTTACTACAAGTGGTGCCCCAGTTGGATTTTTTAACAGTGACGCTGATGAAACCATCTATAGATTAGAACAAGTTAATTTAACTACATTTACGGCATCTGTATCTGACACATACGAGAAGTCAGTACTTGCAATGACAAGTTCTGTAGCTGATGTAACTTGTTATGTATTAACACCCTGTGGTCAAACAGGTGATATTTTAATTGCATCTAATACTGAATTCTCATCTTACCTTGACGGTTTTGTTAATATTGATGGTTCTTGTTTTTATGTAACAGAATCAGAGGATTGTAGTAATACAATACATGTGGTATATTCTAATATTATCTCGGTTGCAAACTGCGCAGCATGTGACCCACCTCCGACTATTTATGCTATAAGGGACTGTATAGCACTAGAGCAAACACAATACACAACGGTAGCTTTAACACCAGGTATATCAGGATACGTAGGCCAAGTTCTTTATATTGCAGGTTATCCGAATACTTGTTGGTTAGTAGTAGAACAATCAGGTGATTCACCTCAAGCAATAACAATACTAAATAATTTTGGAACTTGTCCAGATTGTGCAAGTCAATTACCTGGCCCACCTCCTGTTTATGAGTTGACTAATTGTTTAGATCCTTTAGATATTCTTTATACTTATAATTCTCAGTTTGCAGAACCTGCAGAACTTGAGCAGGTTGTTAAAATAACACAAGATACAGATCCAAGAAGTTGTTGGAAAGTAGCAGAAATTCCTTTTGATGATCAAGCAATTAGTAATCTTACTATATACGTAGATGAGGAAGGAGTTCTTCAAATATTTAAAGACTGTGAGTGCTGTCTTCCAGCACCAGACCCAGCTCCCATAAAGTATACAAGAGTTATTCCTAAGCCTGATAGAAAGTTTTATCAGATCCAGCAGAGTCAGTGTGATATAACGGCTAACATAAGATTTGCAGATGGTTACTACAGACTGTTTAAAGAGTTAAAGTATGGTATAAGTAATCAATGCGATGGTATTAACCTAGAAAGATTATGGATTAAAAAGAATTTATCAGACTTAGCTGTTATCAATGATCCTACAGCCTGTATAATAACAACACCTGTTGTTCCAGTTATTTGTCCAGAACCTTCAGGTAATCCTTTTATACCACCACCTCCACCTATAACTTATACATTTACAGTAGGAGCGTATGGAGTTGATCCAGGTACTTTTGGTTGCACACAGTGTCTTGATGGGAGTGCCCCTAGCGGAGGTGCTAATCTTTGTCCTCAATTTAATCTGGTACTTGATTATAATATTTTAGATAGCCTGGATCCTTTTTCTGCATACGTATTTAATTATAATGGTAATTGTTTATGGGCAATTGGATTTACAATAGTTGCTGGTTCCGATCCTACTTTTCAAACATATACTATGACCTCAGCAAATATTACAAGTATAGTTTTAGAAGATGGTGTTTTGCCATGCTTATTATGCGGAGGATAAATTTTGATAATAGATAAAAAAACAGTAAATTATATATATGGCACTTCCTATTCAACCAACTAATACTCAAGCAGGATGTAATCCTGTTTCAAGTAACTGCGTAATCTGGCAGGGACCGGATATTCCATGCATTACATTATGCAGAGGAGATAGTATTTCTGATGTTACTTATAAGGTAGCAATAGAGATATGCACATTGGTAGATCAGTTAAGTCTTACTACTCCTGGTTTTGATTTATCATGCTTTCCGCCTATTTGTCCAAAGCCTGAGAATATTCATGATCTTATTCAGTTTATCTTAGATCAACTTTGTGCACTTACAACAGGAACATCCACTACTACAGGTACAAGTAAATCTTTAGTTCCTGGAGAAGTTCCTGTAACCAATTGTCAAGAATCAATGAGCTGTTTAGTTCCAATTGCTTCTTGTTTTCAATATACTGATGGATTTGGTAATCTTGTTGTAGAAATGTCTATTGCAGATTATGCTGCAGCAATTGGATCAAGAGTTTGCTCTATTGCAAGCAGCTTAACGGCCCTAACAAATACAGTAACAGATATCAATGATAGATTGATAATAATTGAAGCTTGTGATCCTTGTAATCCCGTATACCCCCCTATTACAATTCCTACTAGTTGTTTAACTGCTGGAACTAATATTGATATTAGTGATTTTGTAGAGAACCTTGAGACTACATTCTGTGCTCTTCAAAACTCTACAGGTACACCTTCTCAGATTTATTCAGCCATTTCACAAGAGTGTATAAACTTAGATACATCACCTTCCCTAACTAACACATCCGTTAACATGGGTAGTTTGCCAGGATGGGTATTGGCAGGTAGTTATAACACTATGGCAGATGCAATCAACAATATGTGGATTACTATTTGTGATATGCGTAATGCAGTATACAATGTAGTTACTACATGCTGCACACCAAGCTGCGATGATGTTGATGTAACTATGACAGCATCTTACACATCACCAAGTATCCTTGTTGATCTAACTGGTTCTATTGGATCATTTACAGATTGCTATGCAGCAGGTTGTTACATAACAATAACCGATGCATATGGTAATGCCTATACTACACAAATTAATGTTGCATCTAATATTAATGGAGCACCTGTTCCAATTAATATAACCGCAACATCTTTAAATGCTTATACTGACTATACCGTAAGTCTTAACTTATGTATGGATGATACAATAGCTGGTTTAAAGTGTAGCCAATCTTTAAATTATTCAATTGTGAATAGTGCACTTTGTCCATCTGTAACTTACTCTGCAGACGTTACTTATATTGATTATGTGTTTGCTAATCCATTATCAAGTCCTGTTACGTACATGCTTGAGTGTTGGAATTCAGCTCAAACTGCAATTGTAACCACAGTATCTTCTATAAATCCTGCAGTGGGTCCTGTACTTGGACAAATAACAGGTCTTGTAGCAGCTACTAATTATCAAATTCGTATGAGAGTAATTATAGGATCAACAATCACAGATTGTCCATTTACCTCAGTAACTACTAAACCCTAACTAAAATGGCTTGTTCAACTTGTCAATCTACAAATACATCATGCGGTTGTAAGGATCTTCCCCTTACAACTGCACCTGTGTATACATGTCCTCCTGATATTAAATGCCCGGATCCAACTCCATGCTATGAGACTATCCAAGACACTTGTGTAAAACATGGTAACTATAGCATCATTAACTTTGGAGAACTATTTGCAGGCGGTGACTCTTACCCAGCATTACCAGCAGGAGCATCGTTAGAAAATGCTTATCAGGCTATGTCTGTACAAAACTTAGATTCTAATTGTCTTCCTCCTATTAATGTTCACCCTAGTTATGTAGGTACAACAGCTATTATACTTAACTGGGAAGATACTGGTGCTGATAGCTACACTGTAGATTATGGAACTGTAGAAGGAGTTTATACAACATCACCTATCTTAACAACTCCTACGTTTACACTTACTCTTTTAAATTCTAATACCAACTATTATTTTAGAGTTAGAACAGATTGCGATGGGGATAGTTCTATAGGTGCACTCATTATAATAAAGACATTAACAGCATAATAGTCTACGTTTGTTGGTTTAATCGTGACTAAACCAGGAGGCCCTCAAGTACAACTTGGGGGCTTTCTACTACTTGTCTAGTAATCAATTATGTATTATCTTTCAAACCTGAAAGAAATTTTGTAAATTGTAGTATACGTTATGAGTAATAACCAAAGACCTGATATAAAAGGACCTAGATTTAGGAAGAATGTTATAACTACTTTGAACATAGACATGTTTAAAGAATTCATTAACAAGTTCCCTAAATACAAAGACCTTGAGTACAAGGAGTTTAAAGAAATTATAATGCATCATTCTGAAGAGATCTGGAAAACTGTTATTACTACCCGAGATGGTATTAAGCTTCCGGAGCATTTAGGAATGTTATTCGGCGCTACTTGCATCAATGATGGTAATAACTATAAGACTTATTATAGTTATCATAATGATGATGGAGCTGTGGCAAGAAAGAATTGGGAGTCAGACGGTGCATTGGCTAAAATATTTTATACCAACTATACGCAGAAGGGTACAATGAAAGACTATTCTATGTGGGGGTTTACTCCAATTAGACAGTTTAAGAGAACCTTTTCTGCTGAGTTTAAGAATAACTGGAAGACCTATGTAACAATAGGTAGACGCGATAATGTATCAGCTTTAATATCAAATAGAACAAAGCCTTTTGTTTTCTCTGAGCTTAAAGAACAAGATATTTCAACATATAATGAATTTGAATTTTAACTATGACTACAGTAGGAGAAAGCATATCAAGGGTCCGCTCATTAATAAAAGGTCTTACTCAAGATGCTTTTATTACTGATAGACTCTTATTCAGTCTTATAACAAAGGCTGCAAAATTTTATCTTAAGCGACAAGATTCACTGAATCAACTGCTTAAGTATAACAGTATATTTAAAACTTTACCTTGCGTCGAGCTTATTGAGATAGACAAGGTTGAGGCATGCTGTGATGTTCAGTCTGGGGTAATAATAAAACGCACTAGAGAAAAGTTACCTAATCTTATGGAGGGCACCTATGGCCCATTGCTTAGAAGTGTGACTTCTGTTGATGGGTCATTCTTTGTATATAAAACAGACCCTGCTCAATATACAGCAATGACTAAGACTACCAAGTTTAGGTACAATAAGACTAAGTACTTTTGGTACCTTAACGGCTATTTGTATTTCCCTAATGTAGAATGGGATGCTGCAAAGGTTGAAGGTATATTTGAAGATGATGTTACTTTATTTACTTGTGATGAAAATTCACAGTGTTCTATAAGACAAGATCAACAACTAGCATTACCTGAATATCTATTTATGGAGATTGAGCAGCAGGTTGTATCAGGATTCTTTACAACAGCTCAAATGCCAGCGGACAGTGCTCAAGATGACAAACAAAACATTATCAGAACATGAACTATAACTACACTCTTAAATATAGGACTTTTGAGCAACTTTTGGAAGATGTCCGAGTGGATCTTCCAACTGCGTCATTGGAGAACAAAATTGAGCCTGCTACGCTTGTCAAAATTGCAATTAAAGCTAACTATGATTTAGGTCTACGTATATATCACACTAAAGAAAAAGTTTTAGAAGTTGTTAAAGGAAAGGTTAGACTTCCTGATGACTTCTTTGTAATGAACTTTGCTCTTATTTGCGGTGAGTATACAAGCACTATTGTAAACCCTCAAGGTACTCAGATTCAACAAGTAGTTCCTGAATATAGAGATTGGGTTGAAGGCAACTTGTGTTCTGAAGTAAACACTACAAATACACC